AAAGGTTATGGATTTACCGGTGATGCGCTCGCTGAGTTTTGCCCATGCGATCAAGCTTCCTGAGAAAGTGACACCACCAATCAACAAGGCCAAGAAAGTCACTATGAGTACAAAATGAGATAGTTGACTGTTGCCTTCTATGGTTGACCATGCAACAAATAAGCTGGCTAGACCACCGATGCCGTTTAACAAAGATACCAGTTCAGGCATGGAGGTCATGCCTATCAAGCGAGCGGCAAATATCCCCACTATGCTGCCTGCAATCATGGCGATGGCAATGAGTTCAAAGTTAACAATTTGTTGATCAAATAAGGTCACAACTATTGCCAACAACATGGCAAGTGAGGATAAGGCATTACCCTTTCTGTAGGTAACAATATAGTTTGATAAATGTGGGATCTAATAAAATTTGGCGGGAAAATGTGGGTTAACTCAGTTATAGCAATGGATTCAAGGGAGCAATGCCTATTTAATGAGAAAAGCTAAAAAACAGGGTAGTTTGATAAAAAAACGATGAGAACAGTAAATCGCGGGGTAATTTGAGTTTAAGTGCGATCTTCCAACCACAACGCCCGTAAATGGTCTTTAACGCCTGTTTAAATATAGATAACGTCACATTTAATAATCCAATGAAAACCGAATTAATAGCCATTCCAATGAATTTGTTTAAGAAAAAACTGCGATCCTAGAGTTCGCACTTAAAAATAATGATCGCACTTCAATGCAGACTACGTTTTTATAGGCTTTAGAGCGAATTTGATAGTTTTGATTGTGAAAATAAAGTGCGATCATAATGTGTGTGAAAATGATCGCACTTTATTATATTACAGTGGATTAGTGGTTGAATTTACCTTGCCTATTATTATGATGTTTTTACGTTCAGCTGGCGCTACCAGGATGGGCAAATAAATGTTGTTATCCGCCACTAAACTTAAGTCCGAATTTAATCCATATTGAACACGCCTGGGCACAACTTCAGCATTTAGTTTTAACGCATAAATACACCCTTGCTTAAGTGTTTTATCTGCCGGTTCAATACTCATAGATGCGTTTTTTAGGATCGTTGGAGCCATAGAGTCGTCTGATGCATCATAGTATATAAACGTATCTGTTTTTAAAGCAGTGGCAACGATATCAGTTGGAATACCTGGTTGTACAAATTCATCATGTAATTGAAGTAAGCCTGCTGACAATCTCATTTTTACCAGGTCATAAAAATCATGCCCTGTCTCTACAGATAGTGCATATAAATAGTCAACGTCGGGTAATCGACTTTCTTTCTCATAGCTCATTATTGTATTTCTATGCCATGGCCATTTCTTTTCCATTGCAGGTCGAGAGATGTTTGCTGACTCTCTTAAATTCCAAATGAATTTACAAAACTCCTCTGTTTTCATGATTTCCACCTTTAATTGAAAAATACAAACACTTTAATTGTCAAAAACTTACCAACCAATACATTTTTATGTATTGAAAGGCTTTGACTTATACATTTTTATGTTATTTAATTGAACCAACAAATACATAAAAGGGTATCGAAAATGAATTCGACAGACATGCACCGCGCGGAAATAATCGCCCGGGTGAAAATAGCCACAGGTCTATCACTAACAAAGCTGTCAACTCTACATGATTTGAGTGTTCAGGCATGTAAACAGGCTTTAAATCGACCGTACAAAGCGCCTGAAAAAATCATCTCAGATGCTATTGGAATACCAGCACACCTAATTTGGCCGTCTCGTTACGATTATAACGGCAACAGAAAAATAAAACTGCATTCTCACAAAAGTAAAAGCATAACACCTGAGCCTGAAGTTTCTACCTGTAAAGCGATTTAAGGAAAACGCTATGAATACGTTATTCAATGCTACAGATATCGCAAAAATGCTTGGTGTATCTAAACGAACCATACAAATGAAAGCTAAAGATGGTGCCTGGGCGTTTGAAATTGTGACTGCCAGAGGCGGTAAAATTCCTTATTACTCTCTCGAAGATCTACCTCCCGAAGTCGCCAGCATTATGGCCAAACAATGCGAAACTAAAAGCGACCCCACCGCGCAAGCCGATGGGCGGTTTCTTGCTGCAAACGCAGATATCAAAGAAGAAACGAAGTTGCATAACCGTCAAAAATCAATAAAAGATTTTGCAGGTGTCACCGGCAATGCAAGAAAACGCGCAATGGATAAAGCCGATATCGTCAATCTCATTCGGGATTTTCAAACACAGCACAAATTACCCAAAATCAAGGCGATCGACGATTTTTGTATTTTATTTAACAGCAAGCATTGCAGCATTGATCCTAAGTATTTCCAGATACCAAGTATTAGTCGCATATCTGTTATGCGCTGGCAAAAAGCGCTATCGAATAAAGGGATCATGGCGCTGGTAGGCAATTACGGAAAAACTAAAGGCAGCGGCATCATCGATTCAAACGAACAGATGAAAAGTTATTGCCTGGCGTTAATTAATCAATATCCGCACATAAAGGGCTCTGAATTACAAAAGGCTTTGATGGTCAGGTTTGATACTGAGATGGCTGTACCCAGTGCAACGACCTGCCGGGGCTGGCTAAAGCGCTGGAAATCTGAAAACGCGTCTTTATATATGTCTATGTTTGATCCTTCAGGCTGGCAAAACAAACATATGTCCGGTTTTGGCAATATGTCAGTTGAAGTAGAGCGTATTAACCAGCTTTGGGAATTTGACTCAACCCCTGTTGATGTCATGTTAGAAGAAGGACGTTACTCAATTCTGGGTGTGTTAGATGTGTTTACACGCCGTGTAAAACTTGTTCTAAAACCCACTTCAAACGCCATGGGCATAGCGTGCTTAATACGTGAAGCCTTAATTGACTGGGGAGTACCAGAGATTGCACGCACCGATAATGGTGCTGATTATATTGCACATCACATAAAAAGCATTTGGGACGCGTTTGATATAGAAAACGATGTCACCAACCCCTATTCAGGCTGGGAAAAACCTTACATCGAACGATTTTTTAGAACCTTCTCAGGCGGTATATCTGAAATGTTGCCAGGCTACATTGGTCACAACGTTGCAGATCGCGAAAAGATATCCGCTCGCAACACCTTCGCTAAACGACTGATGGAAAAGCGCGAAAAAGGGGCTGCAAAAGAAGGTATTGAAATTGAATTAAACGCAGCGCAATTCCAAAAAATAATGGACCAATGGGTAAACGATTATTACCACCACGCTAAGCATTCAAAATTAGGATGTTCACCTTTTGAAAAATTCACCTCTACCACTCAAGTTATTAAAAAAGTGGAAGACGAACGGGTGCTGGATGTACTTCTAGCGCCTGTTCCCGGTAACGGCACACGAGTAGTCATGAAAGAAGGGATCAGTGTAGAGGGCGGCATGTACATTCATGCTGAGCTGGGTATACACATCGGCGAACGTGTTTACTGTCGATACAATCCACAAGATGTGGGCAAGATTTATGTATTTCACTCCCTTGAAAATACATTTATTTGTGAAGCCGTCAACACAGACATTGCTGACAGTGGCATCACCATGGAACACGCATACGAAGCTAAAAAACTGCAACGCGCAGATTTAGCTGCAAAAAGAAAAGAATTTAAGCGCAAGTCTAAAGAGCATGATGTGAGCGACGGTGCTCAAAAGTTCCTCGACTATCACTCCCAGAAAAATGGGGGGTTAACAGACTTCCCAAAACCTCAAACTATCGCAGAAAACAGCAGTATTCAAGCTGCCGCAGCGGCTGCTAAAAACGAAGAGCCGCAGCACTGGACTGACGACGAAATTAACGTTTTTGAACAGCGCCGGGCACAAATCGAAGTTGAAAAAGAATTACATAAACCCTCATTCACCACCCCTCTGGCGAAGGCGATTTACATCACTGAAGCTACTGGAAACCGTGAATTAGAACCGATGGAAAAGGCGTTTCTTCATGAGTTTCGTCGCAACAATAAATATTGCCTAAATGCGTTAGACAGTATTTTGCAAAAAATCCAAATAAAAAAAGGAAGTGAACAGTGAAAAATCAAACCGCATTAACAAAAAACGTAATCGCAGCTTTAGACGCGTATCAATACATCGAGCAAGCAGCGCTTGACGGCTCACCAGCAATTGCAATGTTTACCGGTGATGCAGGCCTCGGTAAGTCAAAGGCGGGCGAATATTTATTCATCGAAACTGATGGTTTGCTAGTGCGTTGCTGCCGCGCAGACACTCACGGCACTCTTTTGCAAAAACTTGCTAATGAACTTGGGTTGGAAGCCCGACGCAGTAAAAAAGTAATGCAAGATTATATTGTGTCAGAACTCGCCGCGCTGCAAAAACCTCTGTTTATCGACGAAGCTGATTATCTAGTGAATAAAATAGATGTACTAGAGGGTATTCGCGACATATACGACATGGCCAATGTGCCAATCATTTTAATCGGTTACGCCCAGCTACCCCGCAAAGTTAAAAGACTCCCTCAACTTGTGTCTCGCATCGCTCAACATGTGGAGTTCAAACCAGCAGATATGGCAGACATCATCACAATGGCTGACTCACTATTAAGTTACACCGAAGTGGAGGAGCAATTATTGAAAGAATTGCTCGTTGTTTCAAAAGGAAATTTTAGGCGCATACACACAGGTTTAACAACGATAGAGCGATTCGCAAAATCAAATAACTTATCGACTGTGAACAGTATGCAATGGGCCCAGCGCCAATTTTTCCCAATCATTAAGTAGAGTTGTCTAATGTCGTTATCACTTCGCCAGCTTGCCTGGAAGTGGATAGAAACTAAACCTGAATTCATGCCAAATGAATTAGGTAGAGAGCTGGATATCTCTAATTGTCAGACTAGATCAGTTATCGACTGTTTAGTCAAGAAAGGCTGTGTTACAGCAATTAAAACGAAAACTAAACCCTATGTGTTTCAAGCAGTAGAAGGGGCGAACCCAAGTTTCACCCGAGACCGTCCCAACCCACATAAAAGAACATGTGGTAGACAACGGATATGGAAGTCCATGGTATGGCGCGGTAAATCCCGTTTTTTCGTCTCTGATATTGCCGACGCAACGGGCGTTAGTGTCAGTAATGTTAGACGGTATATCAGTGATTTAGTGAGCTATGGTTACATCAACAGATTGTCTCACGCAAGAGGTGGCAGGCCAGCCAGCTTTATTATGTTGATTTGCAGTGGTGCTAATTATCCACAAATTACAAAAAAAGGGTTGTACGACCCAAACCGGAAAATAACTATTTTAAAGGGGTCAAGCAAGTGAGCTGGCTAACGTTATTAAATGAAAAAGTACGCCTGTTTGGTAGGCGTAAAGTCGAAGTTGACACGGGTATGAGTAAAACCACGCTCAGCCAAGTACTGAATCAAAAATATTTAGGCAGCATGGCTAATATTGAAAACCAAGTGATCACTGCGTACACAAATATTAGTGTTGAATGCCCGGTTCTAGGCGACATACCTGTGCGACGCTGTAATACAGAAAAAAAGAAACCTTTCAGCGCCGCAAATCCGACCCGTGTCAGACTATTCCAAGCATGTAAAAAATGCCCTCACAATAATCAGTTAGGTGGCTCACATGAATAAACATAATCAAATAATGCAGGGACGCATTGATCAACTGAGTGCTGCATTAAATCAGCTGAGTAAATATGGCTGTGCAATCGTGTCGTTATGCATTAACGACAACGGTAACAATATTGAAATATTGCCGCCGCTCGATGCAAATGTTCAAAAAAAACTTAACGGCTATGTCATTACCCTTTTTGGTGATAACGATGGCCGTCATTACGAATTGCAAGCGCGCTTGAACGGTTGCAACGTTCGCTGGAAACTCCCCCTCTCTACAAATTAAATAAGGTAAGAAACAATGACTGAAGTAGCCCCGAGCATAACTGTAGTAGCCCCGAGCATAGTAGATAAAGTGTTCCCATTGTCAGAAAAAAAAGCCGTGTCAGGTCGTATGGAAGATGAGCACGGCAGTCTAGTTCGTGTTGACAGAATAAAAACACACGACTTAATCCGCGACAAACTTGTGCGTGAATTGTGCGCTGACTGCTCTGTAATTTCTCTAGAAATACAGACTCTTAAATCCCGAGTGTCGTCAAAAATCCAAGATTTGATTGACAGAATGTTTGCAGATTATGGCCATAAAATCGGGGGTAAAAAGGGAAATGTGACGCTTTTTAGTTATGACAAATCACTAAAGTTAGAACGTTCACAGCAAGACCGTGAAACGACCAACGAACATATATTGGTTGCCAAACAACTTGTGGACGAATGCATTAAAGCATGGGCCAAAGGCGCTAAAAAAGATTTACAAGCATTGGTGCAAAAGTACTTTCGCACCGACGGAAAAGGCAGCTATAGCGTTCAAGACCTAAAAAAATTAATGAAGATGGATATCGGCGTTGACGATCAAAATTGGCAAACAGCTATGAAGGCCCTCGCGGGCTCGATTGAAATGAGTCACACCGAAACATATTACAGGGCATTTTTCAGAAATGAGACCGGCGGTTACGAATCTATCCCGCTGAATATCACTGACGTCTAAATAACCCTTAAATGCCCGTTAAACAGGCATTAATCAAAAATCACTCGCCGAGTGATTTTTGATTAATTTAATAACAAAGGTATATACATGAAGTTAATAATATTTTTATCCATATTTTCATTTGCTGTAATTAAAACTATTGAGCTCGTCGGACACCCACTTATTGTCTGCTATTTTGCAAGCCAGTTGTTTTTCGTGGTTGTTGTTGTAGTTCGAGCAGCGAGGACGACGTCATGAGAAAAGCCCTAATTGCAAAAATTCACATTGCTAAGAAGGAACTGAATTTAGACGACGAAACATATCGTGGTGTGCTCAGTCATTTAACTGACGAAAGCAGCTGCTCTAAAATGAATGATTCACAATTAAAAAGAGTCGTCCAATACTTTAAAACTAAAGGCTTTCAAGTCAAGTCAGCCAACGGTAAAAGGATGTCACCTCATTCTAGTGAAACGGTGAAAACCCCTGAAATACGTAAAATTCGTGCTATTTGGATAACCATGAATTTACACGGCTTTGTGCGTGATAACAGTGAATCTGCGCTTGATGCTTATGTAAAGCGCATGTCAGCAAATCACAACAACGGCAAAGGCGTGGACTCAGTTGGCTGGTTATCTGGAGAACTTGCTCACAAAGTACTTGAAGCTATGAAAGCCTGGCACAAAAGAGTTGCATTAAAACGTTTGGCTGAAATCAGTATTACTCAAGCAGACGGGGTACCACTTAACAAAATGTCTTACGCAAAAGTGATTGATATATTTCAAGCATCGCTAACAGCGGGTCAGTTATGAAGTTGTCTCGCTGTCCTATTTGTCATCACCATATTTCTATGGAATCGCTTGTACAAGATGACGCGGGTAAAGAATTGATGGGGATAATAGCCAAGCTGCCCACCCACGTGGCCAGCAGTTGCTTAAGTTATTTGGCGTTGTTTCGCCCTGCTAAATCTGATCTTAACAATGGCCGCGCGTTGCGACTAATGAGTGACGTGATGGGCTTTAATGCTAATCACACCGCTCTTTGCCAAGCTCTGGACCAAACCACTTTGCAAATCAAACAAAACCGCATTAGCTCAGGCGACACCAAAGCGCTGGCTAATCATAACTATTTCCGAAAAGTTTTAACTAGTATCCATGGATGGGATCAACAACAAGGTGGCTCTAATGTACTCATCACAAGACCTATTGCATCAAGCAAGCAAAGCGTTAGCGCAGCCCTTGCAAACACATCAGACACAAGCTGGCTCACAAAGTGAGTTGGAACATTTTGGTTTGCTAACCAATGAATTATTCGGCCAAATGCAGGATATGTTCGGGCGTAAATACACCAGTAGATTTGGTAGTGATCAAGAAGTCGACAAAACGAAACGGATGTGGGCTGTCTCTCTTATGAAAGAACGCATCAGTACCCAACAAATCACATTTGCGTTAGAGCAAGTACTCTATTTACGCATGTCATGGCCACCAGAGCTGACAGAGTTTTTAGCGTTGTGTGATCACGAAGATGTTACCGGCATTCCGTCCCTTGAAGATGCATCCAATCGAATTATTGAATGCAATACAAAATACCGATTCGAAAAAGAATGTTATCAAAGTAAATATCTCAGTCATCCGTTTATGTCTGTGCTAAATCAGCGCTGTGCTCGGTTTGTCAATTTGGATATAAAAACATTCAATAAACATATGGATCGCGAGTATAGAAAAGCGTTGATGCAATTGAAAATAGGACAATTGCCGCAAGTTTTACCAGCTTTACCACCACCTGAGTTGCCCTATGCAACACAAGATTATCAATCTAAGAACCCTAATAACTCATTTATGCAGCGTATTAATGACGTGCGCAACCTGTTTAAGGCCAAAAATGACTGACTCAACAGAATCGCAATGTGGATTTGAGTTTGATGATGACTTTAATTCGCTACTTGAAAACCTAAACGATGCAACTCAAGACCGAGCTGTTGCTGAGAAACGCTTTAAATCTCATTTGTGGGCATTGGTAAACGTGGTCGAGCGGCGTCTAAACAAACAAGGCATAGAAGGCCAAAAAGCCTATCAACTCAGCTGTCATATCATTGCTGAGATTGCACACTACAACGGAGGCCAATGCAACTACCTGCCGCGGGGCGATAAACTCAAACAAGAACTGCGCAATATCCAAATGTTTCGGCTTTGGCATATACAAAGCTGGTCGCCTGAAAAAATCCGCAATCAATACTGCCCCGAATTAAATCAAATTCAAGTATACAAAATCTTACGTGAAGCAAGACAAGTGCATTTGAAAAAAATCCAACCTCAACTGATATAGGAAAAGGTTATGAGTAAACCTGAGATTGAATGCACACGTGTTAGAGCTTGCAGATGGAAAGGCTTCCAGAAAGATTTGGTTAGCAAACACAATGTCCGAGACAGCAAAATAAATAAGATAGTAATAAATGACATGGTTTGTCCTAAATGCGGTTGTAAAACCATGTACGACATAGTTCAAAAACACACGAAATTTGATAGGAATAGCCATGATTGATTACATCCACCCCGATTACGAACTCGACGAACAGCCCATAGTTGAATTGCTTGAAGACCAAACACTGATTGCAGGTCGAGTACAAGAAGCGATCTTGGACGTTAAATTATCTGAAGACGAAAGCCGCCAATGGTTAGGCACGTTCGAAATTAATGGTCAGCGGTGTCAGTTACAACTGGTG